ATTTGGCTCAACCGTTTTTATTGCTAGTAGTCATTTTAGTTCTCCTTGTCTGAGTGTGTGTTAGTTAGTTCCGGTTGAGCCAAATCCCCCTTCACGCTCAGTTTTTTGTTCTGGGCGACTCTTCCGTTCTACGAGCGTGTATTGTTTTATATCTTCGAGTAGTGCTTGCGCAATTCTATCACCATGATAAATGCTAATTGGTGTATCACTCATATTATATACAGGAACAAAAAGTTCTTCAACATAATCTGAATCGATAATCCCGGTGGAATTAGCAAGACCGATGCCATATTTAATCGCCATTCCTGATCTTGGAAATACTTTTAAAACATGGTTTTTAGGAATATCAAAAATGAGCCCTGTAGGAATTAGTGTGCGGAATTGTGGATGTAGAGTTGCTACGACTCGGCCATCGGATCCACGCTTAGCAGGTATAGTAATTTCTTTATTGTGTGGGCTATATGTTTTCAGTTTAGTCTCAGTAGTAATACATACTTTTAAGTCAAAGCAGGCAGAACCTTCTGTAGCAAATGCTGGCAGTTCTGCCATTTCATTCAAACGAAATACTTTCATAGTGTAATTAGCCTTTCTTTTTGCCGATATTATATTTACTTGTCAATTCCCATTGATCTTTTTCTTTGTGAGATAAAACTTTAATATGACTCAAAGGAGCAACTGGGTCTTGCGCTTTAGAGGAGTCTATTACTTTTACTAAATCCCATTCTTCCAGAAGATTTACAATAGTGTTTCTTCTACCTTTATCTTCTTCTGTAAAATTGTTTTCTTTACCGTCAAGAATAAAAAGTTCTTTAAAGTGAAGAATTACGTATCTACTTTGCTTATGCAGTATATGGCAAGATTGATACAACTTTTTATCTTTACGAGATGCAATCCCGATTCGAGTGAGAGTTTCTTTTATTTTAAGAAAGTTCTCTGGTATAGGTAATTCTATTTCAACCCCCACACCGTGAAAAATGTCTTCCATATAAGGTCACCTTTATTATTATTGTTATTCATTATTACGTGTCGCCTCCTTTTGAGACCTTATTATTTATTATTTGCATGTTTTCCTTTGAAAGAACTTTCATGTATTGCTTGGCAACGGTTCTATTGCATTGAAAGACCTGTTGAATATTATCCAGATCAGAGTCTTTTTTAGCTTTGAACCACTCACTTTTACGATATCGAGGCCGGAGCGCGCCAAGATAATATCGAAATTGTGCATCTTTAAATAACCAATGTTTACTGTTCATTTCATTGGCGTGAAGAATAGTATCAAGATGGAATGAGAACGCTTTATTGGTAATAAATGGATTATATTTCTTTTCCATTTCATCTGGTATTTCAGCGTTTTTCATTAGATCAGTCTTAGACTTAGATACTGCCTCAACAAACTTGAAGATCATATTTTCTTCTTTATGTTCGGAAAGATCAATCTCTTCAAGTTCTTCTGGTTTACCAAGACCAAAATAATCAAATTCCTGAAAGTCATCATCGCGGGCGGATAACTTCTGTTGTACTGTCGTAGTCTTTTTAGTCGTCTTTTTCATCAAGGCTTTCCCATACATCAATAATATTGTTGAGGTAATTTGAACATTCTACGCAAACATTCATCGAACCAATTCCATCTGCTGCTTTATATTGTAACACAAAGGAAGATGCTTTGTCAACATGTTTTTTACAAAATTGACAAGAAATCTTTATATCTTTTTTCTTAAATAGACCAGACAGCATTAACGGAAGCTCGTTTCCATCATAATTTCTGTCAGAAAAGCAACAAGGTTAATTTCTTGATCAGCAACGAATGCAGACTTATACATATAGTCTGCAAGAGATACAACAAACGATGGCATGCTTTTCAGTTCAATTTTATCGGTTGCAGTATCATAGATTTTACGGAAGATCTCGTTTGGATCCTGGTCGGAGTTATCGGCGCACCATCTACGCATCCCAGTGAAGTTTTTCTCTTTCAACAGTGAAAATAGTTCATCAATAGATTCTTGTTTGAAGTCGGCAAAGATACCTTCGTCAATACGGCCATTACCAGCATATTTCTGAAGTTCATTCAAGATGCGGCGGAAGTCAGGGAAATACTTTTCAATAACCTTCGCCACGACCTTCGGATCAAAATCAACGTTTTCATTTTTCAAGATTGCAAGAACGCGTTTGAAAAACTGTGCAGCTAGTTTTGGTTTCTCGGTTTTCTCAATTGAAAAGTCAACTTCAGACAGACGAGAACGAAGTGGAGCAATGATGCGGTTTTTAAAGTTACAGGTAAAGATAAAACCACAGTTTTTAGAGAATGTTTCAATTAAGTTACGCATGGATGCCTGTGCATCTGGAGTAAGATAATCAGCCTCATCAAGGATGATGTATTTGCGACCACCAGCAAGTGAAATAGCAGAAGCAAATGTTGAGATTTCAACACGTACAGTATCAATACCACGATTCAAAGCAGCGTTGATAATGATATAATCACAACCTAATTCTTCAAGCATCGCCTTTGCAGCAGTCGTTTTACCGGTGCCAGGAGAACCAGCAAGTAAAAGGTTTGGAACATTATTGTCGTCTACGAATTTTTGAAATGCTTTTTTGGTAAGTTCAGGTAGAATTGTATCCGCAACTTTTTGTGGACGATATTTCTGGACCCAAAGTAGTTCATCAGTTTTCACATCAAGTGACATTATATAGTAATCCTTTCAAGATTTTCAAGACGAATAAGAGAGTGCTTATTCAGCACTCTCTGTAGTTTCTGTAGCTTCTGTAGCTTCGGTCTTGGGTTGATTTGCACGAACAAAATTTGCAAGCTTTTCGCGCAATGTGCCTATAGTCACAAGTTCATTACCCTTAAAAGCGCCACGTTCAGTGCAAGCATCGATGATATTAACCATGGTAACCATATCATTGAGATTTATATTTGTTTCCATTTTTAGCCTTTCTTATAAGTTGATTTGGATTCAATTGCAATAAAGTATGTAACATTACCACCTTCAAACTTTGAGATGCCTTTGGAGCAAAGAGTAACCTTATATTTCTGAGGAATGAGTTTGAGGTTTTCGGTCTTAATAATAAGTTGGAACTTATCAGCAGCAGCACCAAGTTCAACTCCAAAAGTATCTCCAGTAGCGTTATTTGAATCAATTGCCTTCAATGAACAAGTATCGCCGTCACCGACAAACGCAACTTCTGGAAGCTGAAGGACGCCAGCTGCTTTGATTACTGATTGAAGATCGGACCATTCAATTTCAACTTCAACATCATTAGTTGGGATATTGATTTCTTTTTCAGGCGGTGCAATAATCATTGACTTGTCAGCAAAGTAATAGCGAGTCTTCGTTTTGCCTTGAGCCATTACAAAATGATTATCTTCGAATTGAACTTCTGGTTCGCCGAATAAACCATAAGTGGATAGAAAACGGGACATGTCATAAACACATGCTTCTGAAGTAATCTCATCATCAATATTTGCAATTGCCATTACGGTCTTTGATGGATTAATAGTACGAAGTTGCTTACCAGGTTTAAAGATGATTGATGGATTAATGGTCGCAAAATTCTTGAGGATTGTAAGTGTGCGTTCAGAAAATTTCATAGTAACTCCTTTCAATGAGTATCATATAATAGATTGAGTATATCATAATATAGTAAAATGTCAACAAAAATTACTCCAGTAACACTGAAATAATTAAAATTGTTTGTTATGGTCTTGTCCCTAGTTTGTTCTTTTTCTTCACCTTTGCATCGGCTCCTGCTGTAGGAGACGCTCCAATAGATGCGATTGCTGCCATTGACCCTCTGAAAATATAGGTTCCAACATGCTGAATGCTCATCCAAGGACACATGTGGATTGTAATTCCAATATTTCTAGCCTTTTTACAGAAAAAATAATCTTCTGATAGATATCGTTTTGTTTCCGGATCAATCATACAATCGAAGAATGCAGTAATTTCTCTTGACCCATCAAAATTTTCTGTTCTGACATGATCAGGTTTGTAACTTAATTCCGGATACGCCGCAGCATATTTTTCTAGAGTTTCTCTAGGAATTAACATAAACCCTGTGCCACCTTCTGCAACTTCGACAGGCTCGTCAACTCGGAATGAAGTAACATTTTTTGCAGGATTGAATACGTAATCTGCGGAATAAAACGCAAGATCAGAAGGATTTTCAGCCTTACCATTTTTAACGGCTGATTTTACCTTTTCCCAGGCAATGGTCTTTTTCGGATAGGGCCCAGTCATGATTTGATATTTTTCTGGATCTGCTACTTGTAATGCTAGTAGTGAAAGAACATCTTTCGGATTAAATCCTATATCAGCGTCAATAAACATTAGATGCGTGCATTTTGATCTCAAGAATTCATCTACGACATAATTTCTTGCTCTTTGAACAAGACTTTCGTTAAAAAGAAAATATTCTTGCATTTCAATGCCGTTTTTTGCACAAAGTTTTGATAGATCACTTACAGATTTACAAAACAAGCCAGCGCATGACCCGCCGTACATAGGAGTGCCTATGAATATAGAATATTTTCTTAATTCATCTGCTGTTATTTCTATTTTCATATTTTAAATTCTCACTTATATTTAATGTTGTAATTCACGTTTTGATCTTTTTCTCGTGAGTCTTTTTCGTATTCTTTCCTAAGATCATTATTTACTTGTATAACTTCATCAAGTATTGAAAAGCTATGTTCAGATAGTTTTAAAAATGCTGCGCTGTCCTTAGGAAAACACGCGCCGCCAAATCCACGCTTACCATCAAATCCAGGCACTGTAGTATGAGAAGGGCCGACTCTCTTGTCTGTAGTAACGCCTCTTATGACTGTACCGTAGTTTCCACCAAACTTTTCTACTATGTCATAGAACTGATTGAACCATGCGACTTTTGTAGCCAAGAATGTATTGATACCATACTTAACTAGACTTGCTTCAACGGCTGACATATGATATACTGGGCACGGCTTACACAGACTGTATGTATTATATATGCGTTCAACACCATGAGTTGCGTCATATTCTCCGCCGAATATATGCATAGATGGATTTACGAAATCTTCATTAGCACTCTTTTCCATTAGAAATTCTGGATTGTACACGATACGAGCAGCTGATATACAACTAATAAACTTATTAAGAATAGACGGAGTAACAGTCGACTTTATTACTATATACCCAGCAACATTTTGTTTCAAATAATTAACGCACTCTTCAACTAAAGAAGAGTCAATATCTCCATCGTCTTTCATAGGAGTTGGTACGCATACGAATGTTATGTCAATAACCTTGTCTGTTAGATCTTCGATTTTTGTTCCATACTTCGGATCAATAATAAACTTTTCAATCTTTGAAGAACTAAATCCGTAGTCAACTGCTTTACCTACGAAACCATGACCTATAATTGCCATCTTCATTTTATTCTTCTCCATAGAATTCTTTATACCAATCCGCAAACTTTTTTACACCATCTTTGATAGAAGTGGTAGGCTTGTAGCCAAGGTCTTGCAGTTTTGTTGTATCAGACCAAGTTTCTTGAGAATCTGCCGGGTGCTTCGGTAAATACTCTATGATTGCTTTTTTGCCAAAGTTGTGTTCTATCTCTTTAACAAAATCCATAAGTTCTACCTGCTGCCCATAACCTATATTATATATCTCACTAAGAGGAATGTCAACAGAAAGAATTTTATTTGTAACTATACTTATCCCTTGAACGATGTCATCTACATATGTAAAGTCTCTCTTCATATCGCCGTAGTTAAAGAGACCAATTTCTTCACCCTTTAAGATAGCTCGTGAGAACGAAAATAAAGCCATGTCGGGTCTTCCCCATGGACCATACACGGTAAAGAACCGAAGTCCTATATTTCTATAAATTCTAGATGTTTTGAATTGACACTCATTTGTTCTCTTTGTATATCCGTATGGATTCAATTGATGCAGAGTCGGTTCATCTTCTTTCCATGGTAATTCGTTTCCGGACATTACACATGAAGTTGATGCATAGATTATATTATCTACTTTATTCTTTTCACAGGCTACAATTAAGTTCTGTGTACCTAATATATTA